AATTGGGGCGTGCTCCCGAACGGCGGCTGGGTCGCCGAGAACGTCGATATCGCGTCAAACGAGCCGACGGTCACGACGGAAGATATCGCGATTCTCGAATGGGCCTACGGCGTCGCGATGAGTTACGCCGTCGCGACTCGCTCGAGCCCGGATGCCATCGAGTCGATTTTCCGCGCCGCGGTCAACGACTACTACAAGGACGTCGAGCAGAAGATCGCCGATCTCCTGATGGCGAACGATCAGCCGTCCGCGGCCGGCGCAGGCATCGGCGCCGCGATCGCCGCCTACTACGGCGACGAGCTCGACGCTCCGAACCTGCTCGTGGTGGCGCCGGATATCTACGGCGATCTCGTGGACGTCATGGACACGGTCCCGACGTACTCGAGCGGCGAAGTGAGCGGCGCGACGATGCGCGGCTCGATCGCCGGCCTCGAAATCGTCGTCTCGCCGCAGCTTCCGGCAGGAGCGGAGCTCATCACGGCGCGCGGCGTCGTCGAGCTTCGCGAGCAGACACCCGTACGGCTCACGGCGAACGTGATCGGAGCCCTAAAGGTCGAGCTCGGTGTGACCGGCTTCGCGATGTTCGACATTGAGCATCCGAACGGGATTCACTCGCTCACTCCTGGCGCCGGCGTCAGCGGCGGCTCACAGGCGAAGCGCACGAGCCGCAAGAGCTCGAAGAAGGACTAGGGCTCTCGCGATGGCCGAATGGATCACAACCGGCGACGTCGCCGAGCGTCTCGACGTCACCGACGATCCGGCCGATGATCGGCTGGTTGGCTCGACCGCGGCGGTACGCGCCGCGGTCGAGCGCCGGCGATCCGATCTCGATTTCACGTCCGATGCAACGGCGCCGGCCGACGTGCGCGAGGGCGCGATCGCGTGGGCGGCCGTCATGTATCAGGCTCGGTCCGCTCCGAGCGGATTCGCCGGCTACGACGCCGAGACGGCTCTCGCCGAGGCCGGCTCGAGGCGAGCCGAGATCCTCCGTCTACTCGGCTGGCGCCGGCCGGTAGTCGCATGACGGCCGCCGCTCGAGCTCTCGAGGCCGTCGTCGATCTCCTGCAGGCCGCCGGCGTCAACGCGACGCGCGACGCCGGCTCATTCCAGCCGGCGCCGATCGGCGTCCTGGTCGGCTTGCCGACGCTCCTGCGCCGCACGCTCTCCGCGGCAACCTTTCAGATCCCCGTTCTCGCGATCAGCGGCGATCCGTTGAACGAGCTCGCGAATACCGATCGGCTCTACGCCGAGGCCGACGCGATCGCGTTCGAGCTCGGCGAGTCGAGCTACACGCCGACGGTATGGGCCGGCTCTGGCCGCGTCGAGCCGCTCCCGGCCGTCGAGATCCTGGCAACCGTCACCGTAGAACAAGAGGAGGAATAGCTCATGCCTGCACCTGTCGATTCCCGTCTCGGTCCCGGCGTTCTCACGCTCGATGCGGTCGAGTACGGCGCTCAGATTTCCAATGTCCTGCTCGAGCCGGCGCAGGACTCCGAGGACGGCACGCCGACCCTCGGCGATCCTGACCCGCTCCCGCTTATCACCGAGTCATGGGTCCTTAAAGGCGAGGCGATTCAGGATTGGGAGGCCGCCGCCGGCTTCGTCAATTTCTGTTTCGACAACGCGCTCAGCGAAGTGCCGTTCATCTTCGAGCCCGACTCGGCGACGCCGAATTCGAGCCGCTACGCCGGCACCTGCATGATTACAAGCGTCCCGATCGGCGGCGACGTCTCGGCGCAGCAGACGGCCGCGTTCGAGTTCCCCGTCGTCGGCACGCCGGCGCGCACAAACCCGGCCGCGCTCTCAGGCGCGAAGGACCCCGAGGCCGTCAAGGCGCGCGAGGCACGTCGCAAGCGATCGTCCCTCACGGTCAAGGCGGCAGCACGTAAGCCGTCGAGCTCGAGCTCGAGCTCTAAGGACTGAGGCCGATGCTCCGATTCGTAGGGAAAATCGGCTACACCGACGGAACCGAGGTCGAGTTCGAGGCAGGGAACGCCGCTATGGCCGCGTGGGAACGGTACGCCGTCCGGCACGGGCTCCCGATGGGGAAGGACTCGCCGCCTACGATCTCGAGCCTCGTGATCGCTCACTACGCGCTCGGCATCGAGCAGGGCGCCGATGCGTGGATGGAGACGGTCGATTCGGTCGAGTGCGACGTGCCGGATGCGCCAGACGGCGCCGATGCCGTCCCTCCTACCCTCGAGGCAGCGTCAGCCGCCTAGTCGTGGAGATCGCCTACGCCTATCGGCTCGATCCGCGCGTCGTGCTCGAGCTCGAGCCCGAGCTCGCGGCGACGATGCTCGACGTCCTCGAGGAGGTCGGCGATGCCGGCTAGCCTCTCGGTCACGTCTGAGGGCATCACTGAGACGCTCGGCGCTCTAAACGCGCTCGAGAAGGATCTTAGGAAAGAGGCGAATGCCGAGATCCGCACCGCGGCTCGGCACGCCGCCGGCGAGCTCGCCGCCGAGCTCCGTCGAGCGGCGGCCTCGAGCCCGACGCCGGTAGCGCGTCGCGTCGCCGCCGCGATCACCGTCGTTAGCGATCGCTACCCGACCGTCAAAATCGGCGGCTCGAAGCGCGTCGGCCGCCGCGGCGCGATCGCGGCGCGGCTCGTGTGGGGCTCAGAGCACGGCGGCGAGAAGTTCGGCGCGCCGGCAGGCGGCTCCTACTGGATCGCGCCGGCGGTCCGGCGTTACGAGGCCGGCGGCGCCGTCGCCGTGTTCCGGCGCGCGCTCTACGAAACGATCAAGCGTCACGGGCTCAACTAGTGAGCGGCCCTGGCAACATCATGATCCGCGTCGGCCTCGAGGCCGCCGACGCGATCCGCAATTCCGGCAAGCTCAAGGGTGAGCTATCCGACGTCCAGACGCGCGGCGAGAAAATGGGATCCGGCGTCCGTAAGGCAGCCCTGCCGGCCGTCGCCGTGCTCGGCGCTCTCACGGCCGCCGGCATGGGCGCCGCGAAGGCCGCGGCCGAGGACGAGGCCGCCGCGACTAAGCTCGCCGGCGCGCTACAGCGCACAACGGGCGCGAGCGATGCTCAGGTTGCGAGCTCCGAGAAATACATCGAGAAGCTCTCTCTATCGACGGCGACGGCCGACGACGAGCTCCGTCCGGCGCTCGCGGCGACGTCGGCGTCGCTCAGAGCCGGCTCGCGCTCGCGACGGATATCGCCGCTCAGTCCGGTAAGTCTCTCGACGTTGTGACTAAGGCGCTCGCCGCGGCCGAGGACGGCCGCACGATGGCGCTCGGCAAGCTGGTCCCTGGGCTCGACGCCGCGACGCTGAAATCTAAGGACATGACGAAAATCACCGAGGAGCTCGCCGAGAAAACCGGCGGCGCCGCATCCGAGGCCGCGAATACCGCAACCGGCCGTTATAAGCTCATGCAAATTCAGATGGGTGAATTGCAGGAGAAATTAGGGTCGGCTCTTATCCCCGTGATTTCGCAGCTTACTAACGTCGTGATTCGCGCGACGGCATTCGCGAGCGAGCACACTACGGCCGTGAAAATTGTGGTCGGTATTGTCGCCGCGCTCGCCGCCGGCGTCCTAGTCGCTAACGCAGCGATGAAGGTATACGCCGCCGGCACGGTTATCGCTCGAGGCGCCGTCGCCGCATATACCGCCGTTCAATGGCTCCTAAACATTGCCATGACGGCTAACCCTATCGGCATCGTTATCGTTGCGCTCGCCGCTCTCGTCGCCGGCGTCGTCATTGCCTATAAGAAGTCCGACGAGTTTCGCGAAATCCTTAATAAGGTTTGGGCCGTCGTTAAGCTCTCGCCGCTCGGTCTGCTCATCACGCATTTCACCGACATTAAGAACGTCGTCGAGGCCGCGGTCGGCTGGATCGCGAAGATAAAGTTTCCGAAAACGATCGCCGACCTATTCGGCACGCTCGAGCGTACCGTCGAGCGCGTCGTCGATTGGATCTCGAAGATTAAATTTCCAAAGCCGCCCGGATGGCTCGGCAAGATCATCCCCGGCGGCGCGCCTAGCGGCGCCGTCCGGCTGGCCCCGGCCTCGGCGACGCCGCTCTCTGCTCGTCCTCGAGCCGCCGGTCCGACCACCGCCGGCGGCTCGAGCTCGAGCTCTGGCGGCCTCACTATTAACGTGTTCGGCGCCACCGACCCCGAGGGAACGGCTCGAGCGATCCGGCGCACGCTCCGAGGTCACGCGCGCCGGCACGGTGAGCTCGTTACGTGATCGTCCGCGCGGTCCTTAACGGCGTCGAGCTCTCACTCGCCGAAATCTTCGCGTCGCTCACGATCCGGCACGCGCGCGGCTCGATCGACGACTCGCCGCTCGCGTCCACGGCGACGCTTACCCTCGTGGACGTCACCCGCGAGCTCGTGCAGGCGTTCTCGAGCGGCGACGAGCTCGAGCTCGCGATCGCCGGCAGCACGCTCCTCGGCGCGTCCGGCTCTGGCCTATGGGCCGAGAATCGGTGCGAGATCACCGAGGCCGGCGACGTCGTGCACGTGCGCCACTCGAGCGGCGAGCCGTGGCAGCATTTCGGCGCGATCAGGATGCCGGCTCACTGGTCCGATTTCCCTGGGCAGTTTCCGGCCTACGGCGCGCCGGCGCTCGAGGCCGGTCACGAATACGAGTATTCGTTCGAGGTCCTGTTCGGCGCCGGCGAGGGCGGGTTCGTCTATATCGACTACTACACGGACGAGGACGGCGAGGAATGGCTCGACGGTCACCATAACCCGTTCGTGGGAACCGGCGACTGGCAGACGATCTCGGCCACGTTCACCGTGCCGGCCG